ATGTGATGGGAGCAAACTGTGGAACTAAGTACTCATTACCTTGTGTTGGGGCAACGACAGTAGTATAGTCCACAAGACCTGTGCTTTCGTGCATTGCACGGAGAGCGAAATTGGCGATTGCAGTCGTAAAGCCATCTGCTTCATTTTGCGCGCCATTAAGAACATAAGCCATGTTATATTACCTCTTGTGTATTATATAAGTTTTCTAGACATCGTACCGACGCTCACACCAACAGTTGTCGCTTTAAGACCAACGCTCTTACCAAGACCATTCTTTGCCGCCCATGCATTGAAAGCGGCAGGGTCTTTGCTGTAATCAGGAATTTGATCCATCGGCGCACCTGCGAATTGTGATTGTCCCATACGTAATCCAGAACCGCCTTGACTCTGACTTTGCTTGAGCAATTTAGGATTGCCCCTAGCAACTTCTTCGATAAGGCCATTTATTGTTAATGGATTACCGTCCATTCCATATCGTTCTTGTCCCTTTGAATTGATGATAGAATAACTGCCATCACGCTTGAACTGTATGTTTGACTTGATCTTTTGCAATGCATAATCTTGCAGATCATTATCAAATCTATCGCCCATGTTGCGTAATATTTCAGTATCTAACTCTTTCATGCGCAATGCTCTATCCTTGTTAGCAAGATTGCGTTGAAGTTTCATGAACTGATCTCGTAGATCGGTATTGTCATCAACTACATCACGCCCCATGCGTGAGTTATCAGTAGTATCGACTTCCATTGGCTGTGCGTTGCCACCGCGTGGTTGATTTGCAGTGCGAGCCACATATGCTAACGCCGCTTCCACACTCTCAAAATTTTGACCGCTCGCTTGACTGAAAGCGTTCAATAATGATTGTGTAGTGCTTTTGCGAATCATACCTGGATTCACCTTGCTATCACCTAGGTCATTTGTAACCTGTTCTCCTTCAGGGGCTGTAACGGAACCATCGAATTGATTTTCTAACATTTTATTTTCCTTTTGATTGTATCGTAATCATCGATTTTTAGCGACCGGTGTTTATGCCAGTCAACTGAACTGCTATGGCTTGTTGAGTATAGTAACTCTCACCAGTATCTTGTATTGGTACACCTACGCCTTCGCCTAGATCACCATCTGTATCGTATTCACTGTCATCACCATATATCGCTTGGTTCTCACCAAACTGTTCTGGTGTGACGATTTGTGGAGCAAGATCGCGGCTCAATACTTGTTCTGCGTCTTGCGTCATTAATTCTTTGACCATAGGATCTGTGATCGTATCAATGTATGCTTGTTCATATTGTGCTACCTTCTCATCAGGTGCTAGCATACCGATAATTTCTTTGACCACTAGATTGTCTACGATGCTATTATTCTGCACAAGAGCCTTGGCTTTCTCTAACAATGCCAATCTATAATTTGTATCGTGTGCTTCATAATCTGTGTTATAGATCACTTCGCCTGCCCAACGCATACCCATGAATCGTGCGGCATAAGTGAATATCAATTCTTCAGCGATTTCCATCAAGCGGGCTTTGCTCTTTGCGAGTCTATGTAATTGTTTTCGTTCCTCTATGATGGCAACGCCACTGGCTAATTGGTTCTTGCTGTTACGCAAACCACCTAAACCAGTCAACGCTTCGATCTGTTCAAGTATCTCACGTTGTCTGCTTGTAACTTTGTCAACATCACCCGTATCAACAGGTATGGCTTCGATCTGTCCTTGTGTGCCACGCACGATTGCGCCTGCGTGTACAGGAACTGCTATACCCTTATCTGCACGAATGATAGTCTTTGCGAACTGTATTGATGTATACGCTTCGCATTCTAATTTATAATGTTCTTTTTGTGCATCACTTGCGCTATCGATATCGCTCACGCCTACATCGATGCTTCTTGGATCTCTGCGACCATATGCTAAGAAACCTGGAATGCTCATGCCAGGGGGATAAATGCCCTCGCCTGTGACAGTGACATCTTGTTTGCTTTGGTTCTTGCCTACTTTATAACTCTTCCAATGGCTAGGATAATCTTCACTTCCTAGATAATAACACTTGATGTAATAGTCTGTGGCATCTTCGCTCTCTAATACTTTGACGTTCTTGAGCATTGGCTTGCCGCCAAAGATTTCCCACTCCCAATCCCATACGTTGAGTGGATTGACTGCGACAACATAAGGTCTGCCTAGATTGCCTTCATCTTGTTTAGGCATATCGACAAAAATCCAACAATGTCCATATATCGATGTCAGATCACCTACTTGTTCCATGAATGCATCTAATGATCTATTATTGAGATCACTGTCTAATAGCATCAACTCTGCCCATTCGACATTTTGTGGTTCGATGTATACGCCTTGAGGTGTAGCAAATCGTAGATCACGTTTGACACCTGGCTCAAATAATACATCATTGATAGTATCAACAATGTAACGGCAGATAGGTTGTGCTACAGTATTCTTTACAAGATCAAGGTAAAGTTGGCTGTCTTCGCTAGGTCTTTTCTTGCGAACATATGTCTTAAATGGATAGCCGCCAAGATACGCTAATTGGTATGCTATCATCTGCTCATATGTTGCAGAATATATAGGATTTTTCTTTAATAGGTCTTGGACATTCATATTTTAGATACCGGTAAACGATTATTCCATGTCACGATAGGTATATTCTGAATAACCTTCGCTATAATCGTCATCAGCGTAGTCATCATCCATATAATCATCGCTACTCTGCATATAGGTCTCGCTATCTTCAACGGCGCGCATGATCTCATTATGACCACGACATGCACGTTTGATCTCATCGCCACTGTAACCTATATCTAATAGATGGTTGACGACATCGCTTGCGGCATCATCCAAACTCTCGCTAGGGACGTAATCCCTCATCAATGAATAGACTTCACTTGCAATATCTAACATGTTGTATTTCTCCGATCGTAATATTATTTATACTTTGTTTTTCAAATATGTGCGATACTTATTCAGCATGCCTGGATAACAATCTTTATGTTTGCGACTGAACCACACTACATGATCTGTTCTTTCACAATGTAAGCAAGTCATATATGGATCTTTAGGTTTATTAAAATTAGCGCCATATTTTGCGACTATGCGATCATGTCTTGATTTGCTATCGCCTTCAACTAGATGCGCAGGATTGACACAATTTTTTGTCAAACATGTATGTTGTATCTCTCGACTACTATCTAAGCCCTTTTCTATGCCGGCAACTCTATGAACTGTCATCATCTTAGGTACACCGTCGTTTCCTCGAATCATGCCATAACCGGCGTTATTCACTGGTCCAGTCCATAACCAGCATTTACTTTTATCTTTTGGTATATCGACACGTTTCATCATGCGTTCATACGCACTAGCAGTCCTATAGTGGCGCTTTTCACGATTAGATTGATTTGTTTTCTTACTTGATTTGTTCATGATTTGTTCTCCGATATACTCTTATTTATTTAAAATAAATAGTTGCTAATAAACTTGGTAGTCTTCTTGCGTGTCATTACCATTAATGATATCTTCCCACGAGGGCCCTCCCGGATACAATGGACTGTCAGGCAAGTATTTGTTTGCAGGATCACTCGCTCTGATGAATCGTTGATCCATGCCAACATACTCAGGAAAGTTTTGATCGTATGTGATTGGGAACAAGTGATGTATGCCATAGCGCAACGCATCGCCAAGACCGTCTATGTGTGCGTATTTCTGTTCTGTATATTTGACTAATCGTTTTCTAGTAGCGTCTTCGAAATGGTATGTCTGCAAACTTTCTATGAGCATTTTGTCATCACTGCGTATTCTTAACCTATCGCTATTGATAAAAGCATTAACAGTGTTATCGGTATCAGTAACAAGAGGGTTGCTTTTTCTGCTGTTGATAATAGTGAAACCATATTTCTCAAGTATGATACGGTCTGTGACACCGAATGGACTAGTGGTGTCACGATTGACTTGAGTACCTGACATGTCGATGATACTGAATAATCTACGCTTGGGAAAATCTTGACGAATCGCATCACTGATTCCTTCAGTACTGCAATCTGGTATCGCATAACTTTTAAGTATTTCCATTCTACCATTCTTTTCTCCTGGTCTAGTCACTTGCGCTACAACAGCACACATCACACGCTTGTTGAAGTCATGGAATGTATATAGATCATTACCTCTATCTACGATATCATCACTACAATGTTTATGTTTGTCGAATGTATAATAGAATTGGTCAGCAACACTTTCCCATGCGCATAGATAATCTTGTGCAAATTTTAATGGGCTTAGTATGCGTTTCTGTTCTTCGATGTATTTGCGATTACCTGATCGCATCTGTTCATAATTATAATGTCTGACGATATATTTCTCAGGTCTATCTAATGCCATCTTGAACAGATCATATAATGGGCCCGTGCCATTTGGTGTGCTGATCACTACTAATCTACCTTGGCTATCGGGTTGGCCAACGCTTGGGCGTAATCGATTGGTTATTTCTTGTAATGTATCTGAGGTATATAGTGCGGCTTCGTCTGCTACCCATACGCCAACATTAAGACCTCGTAAGTTCTCACGCTGTTCTGCTGATTTACATCTTATGAACACGCCATTGGGAAACTTTATGGTTAGTTCACT